CTTCATAAAAACCTATATTATCCTATATTATTTTTTCCTTGCATATCCCATGAAAATACTTATAAGGATTATTTAAAAATAATTAACTTAGAGGTTATCATGAATGATAAAAAAAACATAGAGTCTACTGCCGAGGTTGCTACAATAAAGTCAATCGATGCAATAGACCCTGTTTGGCATAAGCCAGACGAAGAGAAAAAACCTAAGCAAAAGTTTAAAATGTTTATGGTTTGTTACAGCGAGGCCACTAAAAAAATCACTTTAGACGTAGATGGTGAGGAATATAGAAGTGTCTCTGTAAACGATAATATTTCTGGAAAACGTAAATTTTATGAAGGTGTTGATAAAATGATAAAATTGTTTTCTAGGTGGGGGTTCAATGAAATCTCCGATTAGATCAGACTCCGAGGTCTTTAATCAGTGGGCAGACAAAGTACACAAGATACTTAGTCAAGTACCATTGATATCGGCTAACGGACACATGCCACTTGAATATGGTGATGATGAGTGGCAATCAACTATGAAAAGACTTCAACAGTTACCGATGCGTTTTGCGGATGTTCCAATATATCCGATCAACGAAACTATCGCTAACAAATTAATTGAAGATCAATTAGAAGGTGCAAATGACAAACCAGATTATTAGTTTTTTGTTTATACTTTTTTTATTGATAGTGCCACCTAAACTATTGTTATTGTTAGTAGGTGGTCTTTTATACTTAATCTTGTTTTAACCAAGGAGGAAAAGATATGGCAAGAGCAGTTAATAATAAATTTTTTGAAACTAGAGATTATTCTATTTTCAAAAAAGTCCGAGGTAATAGACCTGTGGATGCAGCACACGTGCAGCAATTAAAAAAATTAATAGCTGATAAAGATCTTATGGATCCAATACGTGTAAATAAAAATAAAGAGGTTGTTGATGGTCAACATACTCTGCAAGCGAGAAAGGAACTGGGTTTACCTGTTCCATACATCATAATTAATTCTGATGATCCGCTTGATGTAGCAAGACTTAACACTGGTAGAAAGAATTGGTCACTAGATCATTATCTTCATCACCATTGTGCAAGAGGTAAAATGGATTATAAAATATTAAAATCCAAGATGACCCAATATGGTATACCTGTTGCTGAAACACTTGTTTTGTTACAAAAAGTAAATACCAAATACAGAAGGCATTCGGATGAGTTTAAGTTAGGCACATTCAAAATACCTGCTGGTGGTATTCAACATTGTGATCGAATAGGTGCACAGCTGTTGAAGCTTAAAAAATATTTCTTAGGTACAGAAGATACCAGAAGAAGAATTAAGAGAGCTTGTGTAACAGCATACTTAATAAGTGATAAACATCCTAAGTGGGACTTTGATAGATTTTACACAGCATGTAAAACTAAGTCAGCTTGGTTTTTATCTGGCACATCAACAGAGGACTATATTAATATTTTTCAAAAAATATTTAATAGTGGATTAAAGGACTTAAAGAAAAAAATAAATCTTGTTGATTTTTATAAATCAAAAGATTATTTAGAGACTGAAAGTGAGTCAGAGAGGTAAAAAGATGGACATCAACAAATGGAAAAGTTGTGCGGTAGACATTGATTCATATCACATAATAAGGGCGATGGGACAGAAGGGCTTTAGAAGACCTGGATCTATGATCGCTAAGTTAGTTGATGATGAAATAAAAAAGATAGCTAAAAAAGAGAATAAAAGCTATTCTGTAATGAAAGAGAATTTACTAAAACAAGGTAAGACCTTGGTCAATGGTAAATAAATCCTAGGTGTAGCCCCGGGAGACTGGGGCTACTTTTAACTTGCAATTCACATAAAAATTTTATACTGATCAATTAACGTATTCCTAGCCTTAATGAAAAAGTGGGGCTTTAAACACTTTATTTTCACCGAACAACGAACACACTTAATTAACTTAATAAAGGAGATTTAGTGGGTAAAAAAGCTGCTAAAAGCAGTCCAGAAGCTATAGATCAGGCACTACAAAAGCTTGTAATGGTGTGTCCTAATAAAAGAACTTATGACGAGATCACCAGTCTTATGTTTCAGTTGTATTGTGGAAATGATTTTGGGTTAGGAAATTTTAGTCTTTCATTCCTTGATAAAGTTGAGGGATGTTGGCGTACTGGTAGAAAGAAAGCTGCACAAGCTAAAGGTTTAAAACTAGTAGTCAAAAATGCGTAACCACGGAGTCATTCTACATCCATATCTTTTCCCACTTCGTGGTTATGCGGATGAATCAAGAAAAATACGATAAATTAATTGAGGCTTCTATAGACTTTTGTAAGACCTTAAATGGGCCTGACCGATATGAATATATTGATGAGGCCTTGGATGATTACAAATGGACTACGTACGTAAAATCTCCAAGAGAGGTACAGAGGCAGTTTCGTGAGTTATTCTCCAAGCTTGTTAAAAATTTTGGGCACTGAGATCGCATCCGCAGTATTAAAAAAACATCCGCCAGAGCAGCGTTTGTTCCAAGCAATTGTATTACAAGCTTTTGAAGATGCATTAAGTACACATGGAACTAAAGAAGATTCATATTTAAAAAAAGATGCACATGATTGGTTTTTAGAAAAAAATAAATCTTTTGAATACGTTTGTTGGAACAGTGGTTTTGATCCAGAAATAATACATGAAAAATATAAAAGATTACTTAGAGAAGGTAAGGTAACATTTACAGAGTTGCAACAGTCATGGGTTAAGTATCGTGGATTATACAAAGATTATAGAGCAGCAAGTAACAGTAAGGATAGAAAAAATATTATGGATAAAATTATGAGAGTAAAAGTAAAATAGTCATGGTGGTCTTATAAATTTTACACCCCGAGGGGGTAAAGTTCTGAGAGCATTAAAAAAAGCAAACCCCTCGAGGTGCAAACAATTGAAAGGTATATATGAAAAACCCATCAGTTATATTTATAACATAACAACGGATAACGGACAAATAAAATCTATTATAAAGATTATCTAGACCTCTGTAATAAAAAAAGTACCCTTGGGGGTAAAATAGGTGTCCCTGGTGTCCCTGATTAACTATTAATCAATTATATCAACACTTTTAATCAATTTTTATGGTGTCCCTGTGGTGTCCCCGTGGTGTCCCTAGAGACACCACTCTAGCGGGAACGCTATCAAAACAATTCCAGGTAGTTTAATTATGATGAAATAATCTATATAATAAAAAAATTATGATGAAAAAAGGTTTTCAATTCTTAGCATCTCCAGAAGGCAGGAAGATGGCCAAAGAAGCTTTTCGGAGAGGCTTCAAAGCTTTTAAATCTGCAAAGGCCAGATTTAAAAAAGCACCATCAGCATCACCACCGGTGATACCTTATAAAATGATTAAAGCTGATGTTAAAAGAAAAATTAGAGATACTAAGTTAACAACCGCTGCTGAAATAAAAGCGACCCCTGGACTTAAACGAAGAATAATTGTTAGAATTGAAAAAGCTAAAAAAGACAAACCAAAATTTAAAAGTCCAGTAATTGTTGGTAAAGCATATGCATCAGATAAAGCAGGTAAAACTATGCAAGTACCAACGCTAACTTCTGCTCAAAGAAAACTTATGAAAAAAGAAATGGCTGAAGCTGCTGAAAGAGGATATAAAAAAGCTCGATTTAGAAAATTTGGTTACAAAAAAGGTAAGTTTGTATAATGCTCAGTTGGTTAAGAAAATGGTTAGGCATAGATGCACAAGATTTTAGAATAAGAAGATTAGAGAGAGCAAAATATTGGAAAGAAAAATATGCCTTTAAAGAAAAAAGAACTTAGAACTGAATTAGATCTAACTCCAAAACAAAGAATGTTTGTCGAAATTTATGTAAAGGATTGGGGTAATATTACTCAAGCTGAAGCTTTAAAACGTGCTGGCTATGTTTGTAAAAACGAAAATGATTATGGAGTTATGGCCTCAAGATTATTATCTAGAAGATTAAACCCACATGTTGCAAAATATTTTGATAAGAGATTTGAAAAAGAAATTAAAATGTACGAAGGTGATAACCTTAGACGTTACAAAAGATTCGAAAGACTAGCTGATAAGGCAGAAAAGAAAGATCAATATGCTGCTGCTATTAACGCAGAGTATAGATCTGGACAATTGGCTGGTGCTTTTGTTGATCGTAAAGAAGTAAGAGTAACAGGTCTGGAGGGTATGTCACGTGAAGAACTCGAAAACAAATTGTCCGAGTTATCGCAAAAGATCGATGGCTATAACGCCAAAACAATCGAAGCGAAACCCGAGCACGTTGAAGAAATTGAAAACAGCTAGTTGGTCTGAATGGATCAAAGCTTTTAACAGTGTACATAATTCCACAATGTACACTTCATTAGGTAATGTTATAGTCAAAACAAATGAGAAGAAAAATTTCAATAAATAAAAAAGCAAAACATTGGAAGGATAGATATCCTTTAGTAGAAATACAATGGTATGATATTTGCTCCGATAGCTCGTGGCAATCTATTGATCATTGTTTAAAATCTAAACTACCTGTTTGTGTAACAAAGGGACATCTTCTGACTCAATCAAAAGGCACTACAAGAGTGTTTGGAGATTATTCTGAGACTGAAAAGGGAGATATTGACGAGATAGGAAATACAACTATTATTCCAAATTGTGTTATTAAAAATATAAAAAAACTGATCTGAATGAAACAAGAAAGTTTACTTTGGAAGAGTGTGAAAAAAGGACTGACTAGATTCTTTTTAACCCGCATAGAATCTAGCACAATCAACGGAATACCTGACATTCATGCTGTCAATCGGACTGGTATATTTTGGATTGAATTAAAATCAGATGAACTCAGTTTTCCAAAGCTAAACAAATGGCAAATAGTATGGATTAACAGATATATTAAACATGGGGGAACTGTCTTAATCTTGAAAGAGACCCCTTCGGAGGCGACTATTAAACTGTACAGACCAGTGTCCCGTTTCACTGATCCTCGTTCACTGGTGCCCGTTGCCTCGTTCTCGTCTCGTGGCCAATGGCCCCGCATCCAGGAGCAGCTGGAGAAGGAGCTGGTGCTCAGGCAGCTCGGATCCTGAAGCTCGTCCCACGCCCACGTTTTCTTTTCCTCTTTGTTAGTTACCGTGGGCATGGGACCAGCAGCAGGGTCTCGTTCTCGTTCATAGGACTCCCGTTGCCTCGTCCTCGTTTATAAGGATAGCTCCCCCCAGTGCAGCGTACGGAGGGAGCTGGGATCCAGGCACAGCTGGTGGAAAAATTCTTAAGAAAAGTTCTTGACATTTATCCCATGAGATCTTATCTATGCTCAGGGCACGGATATTCCAACGATGCGGACGATACTTACAGACGCGTACCGCATATGGGTTACTGTAAGCGAAGTGCCCCAACCTGGTCCATTGTATAGGTTTCTAGAACCGCTATGGGTACAATTGCAATGGACCTGGGCAAAACTAACAAAGGAGAATGTCGATGAAGCTTAATAAATTAATTAAAAAGATAAACAAAGAAAACGCCCCGCCCGGAGGCTGGACACCGGATGATGCCGTGAAGAAAGATAAGCCCGAAGCAGGGAAGGTCTACGCACTGACGGGTGCTCGTGGTGCACGCTGCATTGCCAACGGTAATACCTGGGCAGAGTCTGAGGTAAAAGAAGAAGCAGGAGCTGCTGGAGAAAAGGATGCCGTATGATGTGGTTCATCGGGATCCTCGCTTTGACCTGGCTAATGTTTCCTACCTTCACTACAGTCCTGCTGGGGATCCTGCTGCTGCTGGCAGTCTCGCCTTTCTAACTCGTTCTTCTCTCGTCTCGTTTAGTAATGGCACATGCATGTGCCTCCAGGTACAGGTAGCTCCCCCCCGCAGCACAGCTGATGGTAGCTCAGTTCTTTTGCTTTTGCAGTTTAGAATGGTTCTAAAAGAAAAGGGTTGCGTTTAATGATGGGATAGAATAAGAGAGGGAACAAACTAACAAAGGAGAATGATTATGGGATTAGACCAACACGCACACATACGTGGGCATAATGTAAATTGGGCTAAATACTTTGAAGACGATAAAGAAGAATGTAGTAAGGTCTTCGTTTGGCGAAAACACGCAAGACTTCAGCAGTTCATGTCGTCACAATGGGATAAACAAAACAAGCACCACCAACATGAGGGACATCTGGCACATCTGGGTTTCAATGCCGATCAAGATGCTCCTGTATATATAACTGAAGATGTCGCTAAAGATTTGGCAGAAGCAATCTCGAACAACTATAAGGATTACGTTGCCGAAGATGGTTTCTTTTGGGGTCAGCAGTTCCAAGAGGAATCAGTCAAAGAGTATAAAGAGCAAGACATTAAATTTTTAAAGTTCTGTCAACAAGCGATCAGCGAGAAGAAGGTCGTTGAATATTGGTGTAGTTGGTAATGAAGTTTAAAATTAAAAAGCACGAGCCGACACCTGTCGGCTCGTCTCGTAAAGGTGGGCAAATCGCACAGGATAAAATGACAGCAGCAATTGAGGAACTGGCGGGAAAACTATCAGAAATCTTAGGTGATGAATTTGTACAAGTAGAGGTTGAACCAATACTTAAAAAAATAAATAAAAAAAAGTTAAATTAATTGTTGAAATGGGATTTGATAAGATGTAAAAGATTTGGGTCAAACTAACAAAAGAGGTAAATATGACAAATGCAATAAAGAAGCTAAAGCAAGATGAAAAAAAAGTTGTACTTGCTTATGCTCAATTAAAGCTGAAGTCTAATAGACTAGCTAAAGAGTTAGACACAATGAAACAAAATGTTGTTGATGTGTTTAGCAGAACAAACCAAAACTTAATTATTGTCCAAGATGAGC